TGTGATGCCCATTTTGCATGTTCTTTGATATTACCCAGGCATACGTAGCCATAAAATGGCTTCTTGGTAGTTTTGCTAACACCTGTGCGTAGGGTCATGCCCTGACTACAGCAATCTACTGGTGGCTTAGGTGTATCTGGCACAGCTGCGACCCAATCAGTAGTAGTCCACTGCACTGGATCTTCTAGCTTATTTTCTACCGAATATGTTTCCTGCTTCGAATTGACTGTAGCCATCTCTTCTCTAGAAGGTCTTTTTCCTTTAGCTGAGAAACCTGCATTCGCAAGTGCTCGCCCAATACAGCTTGTTTCCGCATTAGGAAGAGCGAAATTTGCATTAACACCCCTATCTGAAATAGTTTCCATCGCAAGCCCAGTAGCGCACGGCTTGGTATCTGCCTCTGTTTTGTATAGCTTGCAAAGTACAATGAATCGAGTGTCTGTGGCCTCGATAATCTCTGTTTCCAATCTTCCATCTGGGAACTCCTTCCACCACTTATGTAGTCTTTCATCAACTGGTTCATATAAACTTAAATCGAAAGCCATTACTCCTGCCAATCTAGTGCGCTGTCTTGCATCGCCTCATGACATGTTTTGGCAATAGCAATATACGCAACTGCGTCTTTGTAATGATCCGAAATTTCTGGGGATTCAACACTGCGGCTGATCTTGACGAGTGACATAGCCATAGCCACTTGGTTTGCTGTGATCGGAAAATGAAAATAAGCAGACCATAATTCGGCAATACGACTATGTTGAGTGTAAGGGTGTCCGTACTGTGAACCCCTTGCGTGTATAAGCTCTGTTGCATCTGCGAACAGTTTCTCAGTTGTTGTGGACATCGTTATCGACCATCCTTCTATGCATATCCCAGCCATCTTTACGGCCTCGCCAGTAATGTATAGTTTTGACGTTTTCGATATATGTGCCAATAGCCCAGGTAAGTAATAACCCTACGACCACTCCCCACATAATTAGATACCCAAAGTCTTTTAGCTCTGTGTACATGTAGCCCTACTTTCTATGCTCACGCTTTGTGGCATAGCAATAGTGTTACACCTGTGTATGACTTTGTGGATGATTTAGAGCCTATATTTGATAACGATTTGATAACGTTATTTGTAAAGTTTGCCTTCAAATATAAAGCTGCCGTCTGTATTAATAGGTATGGTTATCACCTGGACTTTACGCTCATGGACATAGGCAACTGCAAAGCCTTGTTGCCAGTTGGCATAGCCCCTTGTATACGCCATGCCTGAGCTGCTCAAATCTACTAAATTGCCAACCTCAACGCCCCACACAGTACGCCCTAATTGGCCTCTAGATGCCTCTGTAAAGGCCGATTGGCCTAATCTATGGGTATGCCCACACACCACGCTCTTACCAAGCCTTCTAGCGCCATTTAAGGCCGTTTGCCCAGGTACTTGGCTAAGAGGGAAAGAGTCACCATGAACGGCTGTCCAGCCTGGTGCCCAATCGAGCCCAAAGGGGTGGAATTTAATCTGGAGCTTGTCATATCCCATAAAACGCTCATACTGCATTTCGGGTAGGTTGAGAAATGATGGGAGTCTTTTTTTAATTGATCGGTATAGTCTGATTCCATGATTACTCCCAAGTACATCTGTTACTCCTAAGTAACTTAATACTTCTTGTGTTTGTTTTCTATCGTCATTTATGTTGCCGACCATTTCATCAATAGTGCCAGCATTAAAACCGCCTAATTGTGGTAAATCAATTTCATCGCCTATGCAGATAGTCCTATGAGGCCGCCACTTGGCTAAAAAACGGCCTACTGATTTGACACTTGCTTCATTAAAAAAAGGAACTTGCAGATCTGACACGAACGCAATTTTGCGCAATTAGTCCTCGTCTTCGTAGGGGTCATGGTCTGGATTAACTGGATCAAAGTCTGGACTAGATGGTGTTAGCCAATCTGGGAATACGTTTTTATCGCACATCCCTAGAGCTTGATCTACTGGAAATCCTGCACGTCTTAGGCTTAAATAAAACTCACGCAACGAGATAGCATAGGTATCTAACTTAGTGTTAATCTGCTCATGGGTGTATTTACCCTTGCGCTTATTAACCTTTTTACGTTTGCGAGCGGTAGCCATATTGTTATTATGACTTACTTATGATAATGAAGAGTTGATCGACACGCTCTTCTAATCTTGAACTGCGTTGATCGATTCTATTGACGGCATCTGCCAGGCTACTGCCAGAATTGGGCTTAAGTTCGCTTAACCAACCTTTAACGAGAAAACGTAATCCGATTAGCCCGCCTGATAGCACGGCCATAACGCCAGCGCCAAAGCCAGCCCATTCTGTTGGACTCATGCTTCATCTGCACCGACGCCATAAGCTGTATCGGATTTATCTAAAGCCCTAGCTGCTGGGCCAGCCAAAGCTGCAACTACTACAGACAATGCTGGATCTAAACCTAATTCATTACTCGCTAAAAATGTTAAGAAAGATACTAATACCGAACGTGCATAGGATTTTAGTATGGCTTTCTGCTTCTTTGTTATCTTCATATTTTGCCCCCTAGTAGTGGTATGTCGAACTCTCTGCCGTCTTTGTCGCCTAACTTTGTAAAACTAATATGGATGTGCTTTGTGTGCTTATTGAAACCCTTGTACTTGCGCCACTTAAAATTAAGTATCCTGCTAGCAATCATGCCATTATGGATTACGTAAGATATACGCTTATCGGTTTTCGCACATTTTCTGATCTGGTCAGCCAGATATATTGAGATCCCTTCGGATGAATCCAGGCGAGAATCAACATCAATGGCTCGGACACACCCAGATTTGTCTGGATTATGATCCGATTTGGTGGCGCTATGACGAGCATCACCAATCCACCCATCACTGGTAGAGCGGCGATCTGGATACCAGGTATCAATTTGATCTCTAAGCTGTTCGCCAGCTTTACAAAGCCAAGGCTTCAACCCAGTTTCCTATCTCTTCATCCCAACGCCATTTACCATCATTAGGTCTAGGTGTTGGTGGTTGCCAATCAAAATTTTCATCTAACGACCAAGATGGATAAGGTTGTTGTGAAATAAATACATCCACAACTGCATCATATTTATACCCAATACCTGCGTATTGTTTTCTAATTCGGTTGTTGTAACTTGTACGCTTGCATACTTGATTTCTAAAATTGCCATACCAAGTTTCAGTATCTAATCCTTCTATCAATTCAGTTTCATCTATACCTACTATTACTTCGGTTACTATATTGTTTTCATCTAAAAATGCGTAATGTGCCATTATGCCCAACTCACATTTCCAGTACCAGCGGTAATTGTTGCTCTCTTATAGCCACCACTTGGCGAACTTTCTGTACCAGTTAATCCAACACCGATTGTTATTGTTTTCGTATCTGGGTATCTTAAAATTACTACACCTGAACCGCCTGCGCCGCCATTTCCAAACAATTTACCACCGCCGCCACCGCCGCCACCAGTATTAGCAGTTCCAGCACTACCGGCAACACCAGAACCGTCACCACCATTTCCGCCGCCACCTGAACCGCCAGTTCCAGCACCGGCACCACCGCCACCGCCGCCACCGCCGCCAGCATAAGTTACTGATGAACCACTTATTGAGGTAGCAACACCGGTACCACCATTTCCGCCGCTTCCACCTACGCCGCCACCATTTGCGCCAGTACCACCGGCACCACCGCCACCTGCGCCGTTTGTATTATTACCAGCAACTCCGTTACCACCTGCGTAACCTTGATTAGCGGTTCCAGCATAACCATTGACACCTGATGCACCTCCACCACCTGAGCCGCCAGTTGAGCCATTAGCAGTTTGATAGGTGCTACCTTTTCCCCCACCGCTTGAAGTAATAGTCGCAAAAACCGAATCATTACCTTGTCCACCAGCACCAGGTGGGTTACCAACACCGCCAGCACCACCAGCACCAACTGTTACTGTGTAATTTGTTGATGGAGATAATGATAAAACGGACTCTAAACTTCCTCCGCCACCTGTTGCAGTTACAGTAGAACGCAAACCACCTGCACCACCACCGCCTGACCAATCACCACCTGCACCACCACCGCCAGCGACTACTAAATAATCAACTGAAATAGTTGGTGGTGCTTGCAGTTGAGTAATTGCAGAAATTATATTTAACATTTATTCAATAGCTCCTATTACATACCAAGCATTAGCAGCTGTCTTAATACACACTGCAGATTTGTATTGTGGCAAAGTTGGTGATGCTGCAACTGCGCCAGCACTTAATACTGTTGTGGTACCTGATGTAACTGCTTTAATAGTTACTAAATTTGTTGCCTGATTTAACACAGTAATAACAGTACCTACTGGAAAATTATATGTAGCATCTGTAGGTATTAAAAAATCAGCAGCTGTAGATTTGTTCATCGGTATTAACTGTTGGTACTCATCTCCGCTACCTACTGTATAATCAGCAGTCTTAGCAGTCTGTACTGTAAAGGCTGGTAATCCATTCCACATAGCGGAAGTTACTACATCACCTGTTGCGCCTGGCCATGTTGACATTTATTCTCCTTAGTAAGATAATACGTTCTGATCTAGTACTCCATAATTAGCGTTACCAATTATGAACCCATCGATCACTGGCTCTAGTGTAGTGAATACCACTCGGAAACTGCCTGGAGTGATAAAGTTTCGTACACCAAATATCTGTAATGTTTTCTCTAATACAGAACCACCTGGCTGGGTAGTCTTGACTGTAATAGGGTCGAAAAACTCTAATTCTAGTGCGGCTATTATACCTGAGTTGTAGTTAGGGGTATAAAGATCAAGCTCTATAGCATCGCATCGGATGGAGGTTTCAGCCCTACTTGCCACATAAGCCCTGGCGTAATCATCGGCTACCGCATCTGTCTGCATAAGTAGGCCATCTAAGAAGTAACTGTGTAGAAAGTACTTATCGATAGAGGCCTGGTTAGTGGCTACCTGGGCAGTACCGCCTGATCTAGTGATAGTG